GTTCATGCGGCTCAAGGTGGCATCGGCGCGTCCGTTCGCAGCCTGAACACGATAGTCATAGGCTTCACGTGCGGTATTCGACCGGATTGTGAGGGCGTCAAGCTCGCCCATCGTCGCGGTATCGACCAGGACGTCGAGCGGCGAACCGAACGATATATCGACGCCATTGGCCGACATTGCTGCCTTTTGGCGTCCAGCAACCTGGGCGGCCTCATTCCGCTTTTGCTGCTCTTCAAGCTTCCCGCGCTCCAGAGCGTCCCGCGCGCGCCGTTCAGAGAGTGTGGCGTTCATATCCTGAACTTTGGCATTGTAGCTGGATGCTGCGGCACTGGCGTCCGCCTGTTGCTTCTGCCCGGCCGCGCCTACCAGCGTTGAGGCTGCCGTCAAGACGAGACCAAAATCACACATCGAGCACCTTCAATTCAAAAATCCGAAACGGTCGCTGTTCGTACCCCATGGGCCGGGGCTGGCTCAGGCTAAAGCCCATCCATTGAAGCCAGCGTTTGGACACCGTGTTGCGATCATCGACAATATTGCGCAGCATCGAGTACCGGCGGGCCATTTCTGCCGACCAATACCGCGAGCCGCGCAGAAAGTGGCGGTAATGCCGTTCAAGGGCATTTGTCCCCAGCAGCCAGGGAGCGCCGACGCGGCTGATCACATCAATCGTTCCGCAGCCGAACATGCTCTCCGGAACCCCATCGAATTCGACCGTGCAGGCGAAGTCCGATCGCTCAAGCGAGTAGAGGAGCGCGCCCACCGGTGTCCGCCCTGTAGCTGCTCTCACCTCTTCGACGTCGGCGTCTCGCATTCGAGGCGCGATGACGAGGGCGTGTTCTTCGGTTGACGGCACAATTCGAAACATCAGCCGCCGACCCGGACGTCAGGTAAGATTGCAAGGATGGTCATCGGGAGGGGGTCGAACTGCTTGATGACCATGGTGCCGCCTTTCGTCCAGTCTGGTGTCGGCGTAAGTTCGACATCACCTGTTGCCAGGCGGATCGCCTCGTTCCAGTTCTCATATTGGCGCTGCTTCAATTCGGTCAGCTTGTCTTCGGCCGGCCCTGCCCATATGCCCCTCGTCTCTTCAATGCGAAGGGTAATATTGCCCACGGTTTTCAAACGTCCTTGCGTCGATCCGAGCCCCTGAACCATGCCGATGTCGATATCGAGAGTTTTCAGCATCGCCTCATAGGGAAGCCCCACATGAACTACAGAGGCGGCGTTTGGCAGCGTGACAGCGCCGTTTGTGACAATGAGCTTTTTCACAACATTCCCATCAGCCAAAGCGACAAGCTGCCGCCCTTCCAGATGGTAAAGGCCCGAAATTGTCTTAGCCGGTGCGCCCTCGTAGGAAAGCCCGCTATCAACGAAAAAGGCATCCTTGGATTCCGCAAACGTGCGGGTGTGCATGCGCTCTATGTACCGTTGCGACTGGCCATTAACGGTTCGGCGAACAATGAAATAGACGGCGTCCTCTTCACCCTCTGGAACCACGTTGACATCTTCCATGATGCCGTCAGTCTCATGCCTCGTCCAAGCCCAGACATCATGCTCGCGCAGGTAGGTCAGGCTGACACACATGCCGTTGTCGAGGATCACCCAGACAATCGAATACGGCGCCTGGGCATAAGCCCAAGACACGATCTTGCGGTTTTTGAATAGGTGCCGAGACATGATCGTCAGGTCGCGCCCCACGAAATTGTCATTGGAGAATTCATAGGAGAAGTCTTGCACTACCCCGCCACGGGCACGGGAGAACAGCATCACGTCGCCCAAAGCAATCGGCTGCACGAATGAAGATCCACGATTGCCCTGTCGTTTCACGTTGATATTCGCAGGCGTGAGAAAGTCCTCACTGCCGCCCGAAACGGTAAATTCAGCTGCTGATGAAAAGACGCCAAGACCGCGGGTTTCAATCAGGGCACGCACCTCATTCTTTTCCCGAGACCGAATGCGGAACGTGATTGCATCACTGGACTTCACTGGAGACGCGGACCCAAAATTCTCGTAATTCGAAGACTGGCCGAGCCAGACACCTGACGGAACGGTCTTCGTCCCACCAAAGGCGAGCCGCTGTTCGAAGAAGTTCACGCAACTCGGATAGTTGTTAGCACTGTCGAACGGATTCTTGGCTGCTTGAGGTCCGCTCGAAAGATCGGGCGTAATGTTCTCATCGATGAAGGTCAATGCCTCCGACGTTCCGATATAGCCGTACCGTCCATTATCCAGCCTGTAGATGACATAGCTGCCGGCGCCAGGCACGGCGTCCCAAAAGAGGGTATTGTTGTTGCCTTGGAACGACATGTCATTGCGCACGGATACCGCGCTAGACGGTAGGCTTTCCTCCCCCGTGTCATCCGAAATGGCCGCGACCTTGTACTTCATGGCTTTGCCGAACACGATCGACCCAGACAGCCCCGTTGGAGTATCTGGGGCACCAGGACTGGACACCGACGGAGGCGAGGCACCATTCCCGATGTACTGCGTTTGCTGCAATTCGATCGAGGCGTTGGGCGTGTCGGCGAGAACTCCAATATCGTCATCAGAGCGGTAAACCCGGTAAGACTCGGCACCGGCGACAGCGTTCCATGTCAGCTTTATGCGCCGACCGTCTTCGTTCTCATGCTGCACATCGACCGTGACGGCGGCCGAAGCGGCGCTCTGGGCGCCCGTCGCGGACAAAGACGTCACCTTGTACGAGATCGCGTCTGTGTCCCCGCTCTGCCGCTTGTAATAAGCTTCAGCAGTCACCCCTGTGGGCTTTGCCATTGCCGGCGCAAATGTCGTTGCCGTCAGCGTCCAGTTATTGTCAGCCAGGCGTGAGAGCTTGCGCGGTGCGTATTCTTGGTGGGCGATGTACATGACATCGTTTTCCTGCGCAAAAACCAACTTTGTGAGGTGTGCCTCAGCGTAAGGGGTGGAAATCTCGTAAATTCGTCGAGCCGTACCGCCCGAGGCATAGGCTGGAAGGCCTGTAGTATCAAACGGGTTGCCGTGCAGATCCTCAAGCGTATAGCTGTTTGCAGCTACATTGCGGACAACGAAGTTCCGCTGGTTGAGCCCTACCATACCGACAACACCAGCGAAGGCGACTTCATCGCCGTTGGTATATCCATGTGCGGGCGCGGTCACAGTCGCAGGCATTGCTTGCGAAACAAACGTGATCGGTTTAGCCGCCTCCACCACTGGGAAGCCCGACCGATAGACCCGCATTTTCAGGTTCGAAAATTCCAGATTGTAGGTCTGATCCGTCTCCGCATCATAGATGAACGGGAGAAGGACCGAGCGACCGGACCCTCTGGTTCGCCCCATGAATTCCAGCCCGCACCTGTTCGACGCTCCACCATGGGCATGAACGAAAATGTTCTTCGCGACCTTCAGTCCGCCTTGATACTTCGCGAGGTCAACGCGCGCCCACAAGGCAGGACTAAGCTCCCCTGCCGTGAAGGCAGGCTGCATCGTGCGGAGAATGGCCATTGGATCAGCCTCGCGAGCTTATGAAGGCGGATGGATAATCGTATGAGGAAGCCTCCTCGTTCGCGTCCGCTGTCTTCGCGGTCTCCATCGTCTGCCCGGCGATCTGAAATGCATCTTTTCGCACAGACTGGTCGCGCGTCAGCGGCATCGCAATCTTTGTCGCGAGCGCCCAGGATAGCGCGTCCTGGAACAATGGAGGAAACTTGCTCGGGTCCGTTAGCTTTCTCGTATATTCAAGCGTGGCAGGTGATACGCCGCAGTAGATTGCGCCCTCACTGACACCCATGGGGACCGTGGCGGTATCGTCGGGGTTATCGATATCGAGGACGATCCGGCGAGCCTTGAGGCAATCCGAGGGTCGCTGATAGGCATACTGCCACCGCTGCTGCCAGGTGTTCGCGATTTCCGCTAGCGCGATCATCGTCTTGGCGAATTCCCAGGGATAGACCTGAAGCATCGTATCGCGGGTCAGCTCATAGTGGAGCTTGCACTGGCGAGCTTCTTCGGACGCTTCGTCCAGGTCAGTGATCGTGGGTTTGCCGATATGGGACAGCGCGATATTGCAGATGCCTACGACCGATGCCATGCAAACCTCCAAGGAATGAAAAGCCCGGCAGTTTCCCGCCGGGCTCAAGCTTGTTACAGCTGCTGCTGATCAAGGCTGCGTTGCGAGGTCTTCGAGCGCGGCGATGATCTCGGCCTTGTTGGCCGGGGTGCTTTCGCCGAGAAGCTTTGTCGCGGCCGATTTGAACGACATAAACTGAACGCTCGGATCGGTGGCCATTGCGAGGACTTCAGCGGCGGACTTCGGCTGTTCGTTGACCGATGCATCCGTGCCGTCAGCCTTCAGCTTCTTCGGGCGCTTTAGCCGTTCGTTCTCGGCCTGGCTTTCGGCAAGCTGATGGCGAAGGGCTTCCAGCTCGGCATTGTCCACGACGGATGTGTCAACGACATGCCGTTCCGCTTCAGGCTCCTGCTGTGCAAGTGTCTGAAGCCGCTTGGCCTGCGCGCCGGTGATTTCCACCATCCAGTTCTTCGAGAAGTGCTTCTCGGTGTCGATCTGGAAGACGGCGCCTTCTTCGCGGTAGTGGCCGTAGGTACCGGCCCGCGTTGCCATGACAGTCTTAGTCATAGTTGTTGTCCTCCCCTGCAGCCACGACGCCGGCGGTGACCTTGCCAGCCGTCAGAGGGCCTGTTGCGACGGTGTAGTTCAGACGGGCATAGCGCTCGTCGGTGCCACGCGGGAGCCATTCCAGCGGGAACACATAGCCAGCGACAAGGGCAGCCTTGCCGATCGGTCCGGAAGTCCAGACGGTCTTGGGAGACGCGAACGCCTCGTTATCATCCGTCTGAAGATCGACAGTCAGAGTTGCGGCGCCAGCGGCGAGCGCAGCTTCGACCATCTGGACACGAAGGTTCACCTTCATGCCACGGCCCATGTCCTTGCGGATGTTGGCTGCGGCGCCGACGGGTTTGCCAGCCGCGCCGAAGTCGATTGTGTTTGTGGATACGGCAGAAGCCGTGATGGCCTGCGCGTCCGAGAAGAGGTTCTGAGCATCGAAGATCATGGTTTTGTGCCTTCCATCGGATCGCCGGTTAGACGATCTGGCCTTCGGTTTCGAGGATGTTGTCATCCCGGCGGATCGGCAGACCGAGGAACGAAACCTGCGGCTTGCCCTGGGCCTGATCGAGCGTCAGGTTGACGTTCGTCTTGTTCATGGCCTGCTTGTGCAGGAAGGTCTGCACCGTTTTCG